AACACAATATCTTTTTGGAAATATTGAAACAGAAAACCATTCACGGAATGAATAGAGGTGTGTTATGCATAGGACGGTTGAGTATCTGTGGTGCTATCTATAGGGACCAACCCAGACTCTCACACCCGCCTTGTCAGTTCTATTTTGACACTAAGCTGTGGATAACTTTGTTGATAACCTGTGGATAACTTGGGCGGGGGAGGGGCTATGACTGCGGCGACTACGGCATGTCCTACCTAGACACAAAAAAGATCAAAATTGAACCTTAAAATAACCCCTAGTTATCTAACAAGAAACCTATATAACAAAAGGGTCTAAGCGGTGCAGAATCTGGACCGTGCTGGTACAGTTTAAAGGACAATAGAGTCTTATTAAAAATAATGCTTGACAAATCATCAAAAGTATGGTACAATAAATAGTATATTATGTCTTTAAAGATTCTTTACCGCGCCGTATAGGATAAATTTTATATGATAATTATTAAATGTATGTCATATAAGCACGGTAACGAGACTTTAAAGAGTCTTATAAGAGGTATGTATGTCAGATGTTGATAATCCTCCTCGCCGAAAGCGTGGAAGACCGCGTAAAAGTGACGTTACAACAGTAAAAAAAGGTAATCGCAACGCTGTTGGTCGCCCGAAGGGTGACGCTGCGGTCATTAATGAATACAAAGCACGGATGTTGGCGTCTCCAAAGTCAAGAAAAGTGCTAGACACTATCTTTGAAGCAGCTCTTGACCACGATCATAAGAATCAAGCAGCGGCGTGGAAGCTTGTTATGGACAGAATACTGCCCGTTGCAGCGTTTGAAAAAGATATTGTTAAGGATGGTGGCAGAAATGCCATTCAGATTAACATTAGCGGTGTTGGTGCGGTAGATGTTGGTGAACCTAAAATTATAGAAGGTGAAGTAGTAGATGAATCTTAAACATTTTGATCCTTCAGAGTTTAACTGTCAAGTAACTGGCACCAATAACATGGAAAAAGACTTCTTAGAGAAGTTAGACGAGTTGAGAGAGGCGTGCGGGTTTCCTTTCACGATCACCAGCGGGTATCGACACCCGACTGAGCATCCAATAGAGGCTAAGAAAGACGTACCCGGCACCCACGCTCAGGGCATCGCGGCGGATATAAAAATAACAAACGCCGTGTTTCGCCTTAAGATTGTAGAGGAGGCTCTTCGTCTAGGCTTTACAGGCATTGGTATTGCTGCTGATTTTGTACATGTAGATACACGCGGGACAACGCCTGTTATGTGGACGTATTAGTGGATCTTAATATAGAACTACTGCCTTGGCAACAAGATGTTTGGGCAGACAGTACTAGATTTAAAATAGTTGCAGCGGGACGACGTACTGGTAAGTCCAGATTAGCTGCGTGGATGTTAATTGTTAACGCACTACAGGCGGATAAAGGTCATGTATTTTACGTCGCACCTACTCAGGGACAAGCCAGAGACATTATGTGGTCCACCCTGTTGGAACTGGGGAATCCTGTTATTAGCGGTAGTCACATTAATAATTTGCAAATTAAGCTTGTCAACGGTGCTACCATTAGCCTAAAAGGTGCTGACAGACCAGAAACAATGCGTGGTGTTAGCCTTAAGTTTTTAGTGCTAGACGAATACGCAGACATGAAACCTGACGTATTTGAACAAATCCTGAGACCTGCACTTGCGGATCAGAAGGGTTCTGCGATGTTCATAGGAACACCTATGGGTCGCAACCATTTTTATGAGTTGTACAAATATGCGGAGTTAGACGATGATCCGACGTACAAAGCTTGGCACTTTACTTCTTATGACAATCCATTATTGGACCCGGACGAAATTGATATTGCTAAAAGGTCTATGTCTTCTTATGCGTTTCGCCAAGAGTTTATGGCGTCGTTTGAAGCGCGTGGGTCAGAGATGTTTAAGGAAGACTGGGTACAGTTTAGTGAGGATAAGCCGGAAATAGGAGATTACTACATTGCTGTTGACTTGGCAGGCTTTGAAGAAGTCAACAAGAAGAAGACTAAAAATTCCAAGCTTGACGACACAGCGATCGCCGTGGTTAAGGTCAATGAGCATGGTTGGTATGTTGACAATATTATATACGGTCGATGGTCACTTGACGAGACAGCACTTAAAATATTTCAGGCCGTTAGAGATTACCGTCCCGTATCGGTTGGAATCGAAAGAGGTATTGCTAAACAAGCAGTAATGTCTCCTTTGATGGACATGCAGAAACGCTATGGCATGTTCTTTAGAGTAGAAGAACTTACTCACGGCAACAAAAAGAAAACAGATCGTGTTATGTGGGCGTTACAAGGACGATTTGAAAACGGATACATAACGCTAAACAAGGGAGAATGGAACAGTAGGTTTCTTGACCAGTTGTTTCAGTTTCCAGACCCATTAACCCACGATGACTTAATTGATGCTTTAGCGTACATTGATCAGGTAGCAAATGTGGCTTACGACTACGATTACGAAATTGAAGACCACGAAATTTTAGACGTAGTAGCAGGATACTAGGCTCCGCAGGAGATGCAGAACTATGAGTGAACTATACGATAACGATCCTCTGATGATCCAAGAAGCCCTAGAAGACTGGGTTATAACTAAATGTGAAGATTGGAGGGATTACTACGAAAGCAATTATGAAAATAGATTTGAAGAGTATTATAGACTATGGCGTGGTATATGGGACCCTGCTGACAGCCAGCGTGGGTCTGAGCGTTCCCGTATTATTTCTCCTGCACTACAACAGGCAGTTGAGTCTAATGTAGCGGAACTAGAAGAAGCTACGTTTGGACGTGGTAAATGGTTTGATGTTAGTGATAACTTTGGTGACACTGACAAGCAAGACGTACAGTTTCTGCGTAACAAGCTTACGGAAGACTTTGAAGACTGTATGGTACGAAAGGCTGTAGCTGAATGCCTTATTAATGCTGCAGTATTTGGTACAGGCGTTGGCGAAATTGTTATTGAAGAAATAAAAGAAATGGCTCCGGCTACTCAACCAATTATGGGAGGTGATCTTCAAGCTGTTGGTGTTAACATCACAGAACGTGTCAAGGTAAAACTTAAACCTGTACTGCCTCAGAACTTCTTAATTGATCCTGTAGCTACGTCTGTAGAAGATGCTTTGGGTGTAGCTATTGATGAGTTTGTCAGTATGCACCAAGTAGAATTACTGCAAGAACAAGGTGTGTACCGTGATGTTTATGTTGGTCCTGCTGCTCCTGACACGGATCTAGAGCCTGACCAAGACATTACTATTTACAACGACGACAAGGTTCGACTCACTAAGTACTACGGTTTAGTGCCACGAGAGCTTCTAGATGCCGCTACAAGCGACGATGATGAAGAAGTAGTAGGTGAGGAAGGGTCTGAATCAAAGTACGTAGAAGCCGTTGTAGTGATCGCTAACGGGGGTATTCTTCTTAAGGCTGAAGCCAATCCTTATATGATGATAGATCGTCCTGTTGTTGCGTTTCCTTGGGACGTAGTACCCGGAAGATTCTGGGGTCGTGGAGTCTGCGAAAAAGGCTACAACAGTCAGAAAGCACTTGACACAGAACTACGCGCACGTATTGACGCTTTGAGCCTCACTATTCATCCTATGATGGCTATTGACGCTACTCGTCTACCACGCGGGGCAAAACCAGAAGTACGTCCCGGTAAGATGATCTTAACTAACGGAGACCCACGTGAAGTACTTCAACCGTTCAACTTTGGTCAAGTTAATCAAATTACTTTTGCCCAAGCCGGAGCATTGCAGCAAATGGTACAGCAAGCAACAGGAGCCGTTGACTCAGCAGGAATTGCAGGTCAAGTTAATGGCGAAAGTACTGCCGCTGGTATTAGTATGTCTCTTGGCGCTATTATTAAACGCCATAAACGTACACTAATTAACTTCCAGCAATCGTTCCTAATTCCGTTTGTTAAGAAAGCAGCCTATCGGTACATGCAGTTTGACCCTGAAAACTACCCTGTTGCTGACTACAAGTTCAACGCAAGCAGCACTTTAGGTATTATTGCTCGTGAATACGAAGTTACTCAGTTAGTTCAGTTGCTACAGACTATGGGTAAAGATTCACCGTTGTATAACACACTTATCCAGTCTGTTGTAGATAACATGAACTTATCTAATCGTGAAGAACTTGTTGCAGCACTAGCCCAAGCTTCGCAGCCTAACCCTCAAGCACAACAGATGCAACAACAGATCCAACAATTGCAGATGCAGTTCCAGCAATCACAAACTGCGGCGTTGTCTGCTCAGGCTCAAGAGTCACAAGCACGTGCTGCTAAGTTAGCTGCGGAGGCTCAAGCAGTACCGCAAGAACTAGAAATTGACAAGATCAATGCTGTCACCCGAAACCTTCGTGAAGGTGACCAAGAAGATAAAGAGTTTGAACGCCGCATGAAAGTGGCTGATACTCTTCTCAAAGAAAAGCAAATACAAGGTAAGACTAATGTTAATAACGCAAAAGGAAATGCAGCTCCTGCTAGACCAGATCAACAACAAGTTCAGCGACCAGTTCGCCCGACTGGACCAGTTGGAACGCAAGGTGGAGGAACTATCTAATGTCCAACAGAAGAGCAGACCCAAGACTAGAGAGAGCGGGAGTAAGCGGGTACAACAAACCAAAGCGGACGCCTAAGCACCCTACTAAAAAATTTGTTGTTGTAGCTAAAGAAGGCGATAAAATTAAAACCATTCGTTTTGGCGACAAAAATATGAGTATTAAAAAAGACCAGCCTGCACGACGAAAGTCGTTTAGAGCGCGTCACAAGTGTGACACAAATCCACCCAGCAAACTTACGGCAAGGTACTGGTCTTGTAAAAACTGGTAATAAAAGCCGTGAGGCTAAAGCACGTCGTGATGACGTTAGGAGAACACAATGCGAACACTATTAGTAGCAGTAATGCTGCTGTCGTTACAGGCATCAGCAGACACTAAGATTCTCATAAAAAAAGCAGATCAGCAGTACGTAGTTATACCAAGCTGCAACGTATCTGAAGACGTAACTCAAGTAGCAGTACAACGACTTCGAGTAGGCGCGCCAGTATACATAAGACACAAAGGACGACAAGTCCGGTGTACGATAGAAGACTTTTACAAACTAAGGAGCTAAGACTATGCCAATGGGACCCGGAACATACGGAAGTAAAGTAGGACGACCACCTAAAAAGAAAAAGAAAGTTATGCCTGTAAAAAGAAGTAGAGGTACAGGAAGCCGAAGGGGTAAATAATGCCACGCAAAACTCGAACGGGCGGTGCAAGTCGCCCTAAGAAAAAGTCAGGGCCTACACCTAAAAACAAAGCATTGTACGCTAAAGTTAAAGCAGAGGCTAAACGTAAGTTTGACGTATGGCCTTCTGCGTATGGTTCAGCGTGGTTGACTCGTGAGTACAAAAAACGTGGTGGTACTTATGTCTAGAAAGCGCCAAACAGGAGGGGCTAGTCGTCCTAAAAAAGGCTTAACCAAATGGTTTGCCGAAGAGTGGGTGGACGTTAAAACGGGTAAACCTTGTGGTCGAAAGTCTACAAAAAAGACTGGTCCTAAAAAAACCACACGTCCGTACCCTTCTTGTCGTCCTAAAGCTGTTGCCGCTAAGATGACCAAAGCTGAAAAAGCTTCTTCTGCTAGACGTAAGACTGGACCTAAAGCAATTAAACATGCAGTCACAGCATCAGGACGTAGAAGAAAAAATACAAGAAATGCTTGACATTTAACAAAATGTATGGTATAATATAACTATACAGTAAACTTTAGAGGAAACTATGACACCCGAGCTTGAAACATACTTTAACAATTACAATGAATTGTTTAATCATGAAGGTTTCAAACAACTCGTTAGCGAACTTTCCAACAATGCAACGCAGTTAGCAGACATTCAAACAGTTAAAGATCAGGAAGACTTGTACTTCCGTAAAGGTCAAGTAGCTGCTTTCGCTACTGTTATTAATCTACAAGGTACTATTGAAGCTGCTCGTGATCAAGCAGAAGCAGAGGCTGAAGAACCCGTAGATGTATAAGATATATGACTTCCGTTGTACTAACGGACACGTCTTTGAAGAAATGGTAGAGAGTACCGTTACAACCAGTAGGTGCGGTTGTGGCGCGAATGCTACACGTATGGTATCTGCCCCGTCCTTTCACTTAAATGGCGCTGACGGTTCATTCCCCGGCGCTCACATGAAGTGGGTCAAAGAGCACGAAAAAGCAGGTAAACAATAACATCTCCATAATGATAACGATCACGGAGTTTAATCATGTCTAGAGCAACGATTCTAGATCCCCGTCCTGAAGAGGAAAACGCGGATCAAATCGAACAAAACGAAGTTAACGAGATTCAACAAGAAGCAGAAGTTGAGCAACCTCAGCCAGAAGAAACCAGCTTACCAGATAAGTACCAAGGTAAGTCTTTAGAAGAAGTTGTACAGATGCACCAAGAAGCTGAAAAGCTGCTAGGTCGTCAGTCTTCTGAAGTAGGCGAACTTCGTAAAGTGGTGGATGATTACATTGCTACTCAAACACCCTCAGCACCTCAACAGCAACACGTTGAGCCTGAAGACGATATTGACTACTTTACGGACCCTCAAGCAGCCGTCAATCGTGCTATTGAGAATCATCCTAAGATTAGAGAAGCACAGCAGTACACTGAGCAGTACAAAAAGCAGTCGTCACTTGCTACGCTTCAAGCCAAGCATCCAGACATGCAGACGATCCTTAGTGATCCTAAGTTTGCAGAATGGATCAAGGCATCTAAGATCAGGACTCAGTTGTTTGTAGCAGCTGACCAACAGTACGACGCTGACTCTGCTGATGAATTGTTTACACTCTGGAAAGAACGTAAAACAGTTGCACAGCAAACTGCCCAAGTTGAAAAACAGGCACGTAAGCAGACACTCAAGGCAGCTAATACAGGCAACGCACGAGGCACTGGAGAGGGTTCACGTAAGAAGGTATATCGCAGGTCCGACATTATTAAACTAATGAAAACAGACCCTGAGCGTTACCAAGCATTGTCAGACGAGATACTGACAGCATACGCGGAGGGTCGGGTCAAATAATCTAAAGGAGATTAATCATGGCTGGCGAAACTTCCGGAACTTACTTCACAGCAAATGCTGTGGTAGACAAAACAGCAGCAGGTACTTTCATTCCAGAAATTTGGAGTGACGAAATTATTGCTGCATACCAAAAGAACCTCAAGATGGCTCCTCTTGTCAAGCGCATTCAAATGTCTGGCAAGAAAGGCGATGTAATCCACATCCCTAAGCCTACTCGTGGTTCAGCTTCTGCTAAGGCGGAATCAACTGCGGTAACAATCCAAGCGAACCTTGAGTCAGAGTTGACTGTCAGTGTTGACCGTCACTTCGAGTACTCACGTCTTATCGAAGACATTGTAGAAGTACAGGCTCTCAACAGCCTCCGTCAGTTCTACACTGAAGATGCTGGCTACCAGCTTGCTCTTAAGGTAGACACTGATCTTATCAATGCTGCTACTGGCTTTGGTGATGGTACTCGTACTCAGACTCCAGCTAACACTGGTGCTAACTGGGTTAACAGCAACAGCTATTACTTCAATGCCGCTGCTGGCCTTGCTGCTTATGCTGTTGACACTGTAACTTCAGGTGACAACTTCACTGACCTTGGTTTCCGTGAAGCTATTAAGCTGATGGACGATGCTGACGTACCTATGGAAGGTCGTTGCCTCGTAGTCCCACCTGCAGTACGTAAGTCTCTGATGGGCATTGAGCGTTACGTGTCTTCTGACTTCGTTGGTGGTCGTGGTGTAGAGTCTGGCCTTATTGGTAACCTCTACGGCGTAGACATTTACGTTTCAAGCAACGCTCCAGTTGTAGAAGCAGCAGGTCAAAACAGTGCTTCTTCTGATGACACTCGTGGTTGCTTGTTCTTCCACTCTGACGCTCTTGTTATGGCAGAGCAAATGTCTGTCCGGTCACAGACACAGTACAAGCAGGAATACCTGTCAACACTGTTCACTTCGGACACTCTGTACGGCGTAGAAGTATACCGTCCAGAAGCTGGATTCATCCTCGCAGTTTGCGACGAGTAAGTCCACTAGGGGGTCAGCAATGGCCCCTTTTCCTTTCTCCTCCTTCTTCTCTGCAATAGGACTTTCCAATGTCGAACTACTCTAAGACTACAGACTTTGAAGCTAAGGACTCGTTACCTACAGGCGACTCAGGAAAGATTATCCGTGGCGCTGAATTTGAAACAGAGTTTGATGCAATCTCCACAGCTATTGCAACCAAAGCTGACACAGCAGGGCCTACGTTTACCGGAACCCTGACCTTTGAAACTATTTCTGACGGAACCATTGGTGTTACTGCATTCGTTGACGAAGACGATATGTCGTCCGACAGTGCAACTCTGGTTCCTACACAGCAGTCCGTAAAAGCGTACGTTGACTCACAAGTCACTGCACAAGACCTAGACTTCCAAGCTGACTCTGGTGGTGCGCTTAGTATTGACTTGGACTCTGAGACACTGACCTTCACAGGCGGCACTGGTGTTGATACGTCTGGCTCAGGTAATGCTGTTACCTTTGCTATTGACTCTACCGTTGCCACACTGACTGGCACTCAGACGCTGACTAACAAAACTCTCACGTCTCCTGACGTAAACACTCCTGACATTGATGGTGGTACTATTGACGGTACTGTCATTGGTGGCACTACTCCTGCCGCTGTCTCTGCTACTACTGTTTCTGCTACAGGCAACATTACTGTAGGCGGTACTGTAGATGGCCGTGACATAGCTACTGACGGCACTAAGCTAGACGGTATTGAGTCTGGTGCTACTGCTGACCAAACAGCCGCAGAGATTCGTACACTGGTTGAGTCCGCTACTGACTCTAACGTCTTTACCGATGCAGACCATACGAAACTTGATGGCATTGAAGCAGGCGCTACAGGCGACCAAACCAATGCTGAGATTAGAGCCGCAGTAGAAGCCGCTACGGACTCCAATGTATTCACTGATGCAGATCACAGTAAGCTAGACGGTATCGAAGCCTTAGCGGACGTAACGGACACAACTAACGTCACTGCCGCTGGTGCTGTCATGGACAGTGAGTTGACCAATGAGACTGCTGTTAAGTCTCTGGATCAAGGTGTTGCTACTACTGACACTCCAACCTTTGCAGGTCTTGCGACTTCTGCCAACGTAACCTTCGGCGACAACGACAAGGCTATCTTCGGTGCTGGCTCAGACCTACAGATTTATCACGATGGTGCTGTTTCTAGAATTTCTAGTAGTGGTACGCCTCTTAGAATTACAAACGGAGTTGATGCAATACAACTTCGAGCATCTACTTTGCAGTTGCAAGACAATAGTGGATATGACTACATAACCACGGCTGATAACGGCAACGGCGGTACTGTCCGACTATTTCATAATGCTTCAGAAGTACTAGAAACCACCTCTACAGGCATCGACGTAACGGGTACTGTGACGGCATCTAGTGGCGCATCAACGTTTAACTCTGACTCTTCTGCTAACACAGTTAATTTTGATGGCAGGTCGTCTGACAATATTTCGCAGTTAAATTTCAGGCCAAATGGTGGAGCGTCTAATTATTCACAAATACAAAGTCGGTCTACTGAACTGTTTGTTAAAACAATAGCAAACATTCCTATGAGTTTACACACTAATAATACAGAGCGATTAGGAATAGCTAATAATGGCGACATTAGTTTCTACGAAGACACTGGCACAACTGCAAAGTTAACGTGGTCGGCGGCTAATGAGTCTTTGGAAATTGATGGTCAAATTGGCATAACTAATTTTGATGCTTTGAAGCTGGGAACTGCTCATGGAGGCGGAGCAAGTATTGCTTATGCTGGTGATGGCAACTTAAAAGTAAACCCACGAAGTGGATTCAGCACTGTTTTTGAAAGCGGCAACGTCGGTATTGGTAGTTCGTCAGTAAGAGCAAAGCTAGATATTGTTTCGTCAACTTCGGCAACACCTACAGATTTTAATGCTTCGAGTATATTTATAGAGGAAACAGGCAACAATAAATATGCTGGGCTTACATTTCTTGGAGGCAATAACTTAGGAAACACAGGCACGGTAGCAAAGCTATTAGTTCAAAACACTAATACTGCTGGAGGCTTTGAGGGAGCAATGATGTTCTCTACAAGAAACTCTAGTAGTAGCATGGTTGAACGCATGCGTATCGACTCAAGCGGCAAGGTTGGAATCAACAGTCAAAGCCCAGTTGCTATTTTAGCTTGTGAAAACACTGGCTCCTTAACTATAGACTCTAATGATGGCGACCATACTGGCTTTGGTTTATTTGTAGGCAAGGAATCGTTTTCTGCAAATACAGTCAACACGGCAATAGGTTTCGGTAGACCATCAAGCGGTAGAAAATACGCGGCTATAGGCGTACAAACTTACAGCGACCCCGACCAAAATGGCTTAAATTTCTACGTTCAAGAAACCTCAGGTGGTGGTTCAGCGCAACTTAGTGAAGCGATGCGTATTACGTATCAGGGCAACGTGCTGGTTGGTAAGACTGGTACAAGTTTTTCAACCGCTGGTAGTCGATTAACGCCTGATGGTGGAGGTCAATTTATTGTCAACGAAGCCGCTTGTATAGAAGTCAATCGACTTTCTAACGATGGTATTCTAGTTGGGCTGTACAAAGACGGCTCAGCAGTCGGAGCAATAAGCACTTATGGTTCGGGCCTTGTAGTCGGAAATGCCAACTCGTCTGCTTACGCAAACATACGCTTTACAAACAATGAAGTATTCCCTTGTACAACAAGCGGTGGAAATAATGACGATGCCATCGACTTAGGTAAGAACAACTCTAGGTATCGTGATATTTATGCGGGCAACGGCACAATTAACACGTCTGACCGTAACGAAAAGCAAGACATTGAAGAGCTGTCAGATGCAGAACAACGTGTCGCTGTAGCGTGTAAAGGATTACTACGTAAGTTCCGCTGGAAGTCTTCAGTAGCAGACAAAGGTGACGACGCACGTATCCACTTCGGCATTATTGCTCAAGACTTACAAGCCGCATTTGAAGCAGAAGGCCTAGACGCTGGACGTTACGGAATGTTTATTAACTCAACTTGGACTGATGAAGAAACTGGTGAAGAGCGTTCACGAATGGGTGTGCGTTACTCTGAGCTACTTGCCTTCATCATTGCCGCTATTTAACTAGGAGAAAACTAATGGCTACATGGACTATAGCTAACCTTGAGCGTAACTTGGCAGACGGCGGTGTAACCGTTGCACACTGGCGTGTTACTGAATCTGAAACTGTTGGTACTGGCGACGACGCTGTTACCCACACTGCCTCTGCATACGGCACTGTAGGCTTTACACCTGACCCTGATGCTGATGATTTTGTTGCTTACGACAGTCTGACAGAAGAAGTAGTTATGGGCTGGGTACACGCAGAGGTAGACAAGGATGCTACTGAAGCGGCACTGACAGCTAACATTGAAGCGCAGAAGAACCCTGTGTCTGCTGATGGTATGCCGTGGTAATGCCTGAAATTGATGACAACACCAAGGTAGCTATACCGCTAAGGAACTTAATTGCTCTTGGTGCTGGCATCGTTATGGCTACTACTGCTTACGTAACGCTAGACACTCGTATTACTACGGTTGAACACAGCCAAGAAATACAGGACATGAACATACAGGAAAACTCTGCGTTTGTTCGTGAATGGCCTTTGGGTATGCGTGGTGCGTTACCAGATGATCTTATACAGAACGCTAAGATTATGGCTCTGGAAGAACGCAACGTAGAGATACACGAGTTACGCAGGCAGCTAAACAAGATTGAAGTAGAGATAGGTAAGTTAAATGCACAGGTAACTGTGGAGAACCAGAGCGGTAAGGAATAGTCATGTCGGACCTAGAGCAAGCAATAAGTCGGTTAGAAGCTCATGAGCGTGAGTGCAGCATTCGTTACGAAATGATCCAGATGCAACTGGACGCACACAATCAACGCTTTGACAAACTAGAGAAGATGATGACAGGCGGCTTTGCGTCTATTGCTGTTATCGTTACCGTGGCTATTGCTGTCTTGGAGTTTGCTCGATGATTGAGTCGCTTATAGGACCTGTCACAGGGCTTCTAGACAAGTTTGTGCAAGACAAGGACCAGAAGGCTAAACTGGCCCACGAAGTCGCTACAATGGCTCAGAGACACGCTCAGGAGCTTGCTAAGGCACAGCTAGAGGTTAACAAGGTAGAAGCAGCACACAAGTCCTTGTTTGTCTCTGGTTGGAGACCTGCTGTTGGCTGGTGTTGTGTTTTGGGTATGACTGGTAATTTTATGGTTATCCCCTTTACCAACTTTGTATTAGCTCTGTTGGCTATTGAAGTCACTATACCACTCATTGACCTAGAGACTATGATGCCTGTACTAATGGGTATGCTTGGTCTAGGCGCTATGCGCTCTTATGAAAAAACCAAGGGCGTGTCGAGGGAAAAGTAAATGTCATTATTTGACAACGATGATCGCAGCAGGCTAATAGAGCTACAGATTGAGGCCGTAAAAAGAGCTTTAGGGCAGACAGGCGTGGGCGGTGGTCGTGCTTTAACTTCTACTGTTCCTACTCCTTTTGAACAAGGACTAACCCGTGGCCCTGTTAATATGCAGGGAATGTCTGACGCTCAAACTCAAAGTTTAATAGATCAACGCTTAGACGCAAGATCTTTTGGTATGGATGATGATATTGACCTACCAGACCAAGGTGATGACCCTTTTGAAACAGGGGAGTTTGAAGACTCTGTCTTTGACATTCTTGTGGCTATTATGGCAGGAACTCAAGGCACTATTGAAGGCCTTGATCCAGAAACTATAGACGCTCTTCAAACTGTTATAGAAGGGTCTAGCGGAGAAGAGTTAGACAGGATAGCACAAGAAATAGCTGAAGCTGGTGGTTTTGAAGAGTGGTTAGCACAACAGCCTACAGGCGACCCCGGCGATCAAGAACCTGAGCCACAACCCGATACAGAAGAAGAAACAGAGGCCCCTGAACAACAACCCATATCTTTAGAAGACTTCCAAGAGCAGTTCCCTGATCTTGATCCTGAAGAGTACATGGAAGACGGTACTTGGACTGACCCTGAGACAGGCGTTGTGTACGTCATTAATATTCCACCTGAGATTGAGGAGCCTGAAGAAGAAGAAGAAGACGAAGGCGGTGGCGGAGGTGACTCTGCAGAAGAAGCAGAAAAAGACGCAGAAGAGTCACAAAAAGAAACTGCGGCTGAAGAAACTGCAAAGGAAGACGAAGAAACAGAGCGAGTAGACAAAGAAGTCGCTGCTGAACAAGAAACAAAAGAAACTGAGGCAGAGCAACAGCAAAAAGACGTAGATGCTGAAGAGGCTGGTAAAGAAGCAGAACAGGCAGATAAAGAAGCCCAAGCAGAGCAGCAACAAAAAGATGCTGAGGCAGAACAAGCTGACAAAGATGCTCAAGCAGAGCAAGAAACTAAAGATGCTGAAGCAGCTGCAGAACAACAACAAAAGGACGAAGCTACAGAACAAAAGTCTAAGGACGAACAAGCAGAGTTTCAAGCTAAAGAAGATGAAGAGGAAGTAGAAGAGCCTCCTATAACTGATATTGAAACAGACGATACCTTAAACACTTCTGCTGAAATTTATGAAGGTTTAGAGGACAGCATTGTTGCGCGTCAAATTCATGAGGCTATTCTTAATGAAACTGATCCTACAGTTAGAGACGGTTTGATTGACGACTGGGAAGAATATACTGGACAACAGTGGGACGACTCCTACTTAGATGAAGATCCTTATGAA